GAGGCCCGGGGAAATGCGTCCGTGAAGGCCTGGGGAAATGCGTCCGTGGAGGCCCGGGGAAATGCGTCCGTGGTGGCCCGGGAAAATGCGTCCGTGGAGACCTGGGAAAATGCGTCCGTGGTGGCCGCGGGAAATGCGTCCGTGGTGGCCTGGGGAAATGCGTCCGTGAAGGCCTGGGGAAATGCGTCCGTGGTGACCCGGGGAAATGCGTCCGTGGTGGCCTGGGGAAATGCGTCCGTGGTGGCCGCGGGAAATGCGTCCGTGAAGGCCCGGGGAAATGCGTCCGTGGTGGCCTGGGGAAATGCGTCCGTGGTGGCCGCGGGAAATGCGTCCGTGGAGGCCCGGGGAAATGCGTCCGTGGAGGCCCGGGGAAATGCGTCCGTGGTGGCCTGGGAAAATGCGTGTATCCGTTTGTGGGATAAAATAAAGACGCTCTCCGTCTATGGTTTTTCCGTTGTCTTCGTGCCCTTCGATCTTAAATTCAAATTCAAAAAAGAGAAAACCTGCCTTATTCAGAAATTCAAGCCAAAAAAATATTTAGACCGCGAAGGGATTGAAGCCAAAAAAGGCAACGTAATTCTATTTAAGAAAACCTCCAAGGATTTTAAAACCCAGGAAGGCACTAAGAATGAAACGTCATGGTTGATCGGTTCGACGGTCACGCACCTAGCGTGGAAGCCCGAAGAATCAGAATGCGGCAACGGTAAATTTCACGCCTGTTCGCGTCCGTATTTCTGTGACGAATTTAGAAACGGCAATCGAGAAGATAAATATATTGCCGTCCAGATCAAGGCGGCAGATTTATACGAATGGCCTAACGCGTCCTATCCACATAAAGTCGCTTTCCGCGAAGGCAAGGTTCTTTATGAATGTGATAAATTCGGCAAAATGCTGTAGTCTTGCGTCGGGACTGTGCGGGGACTGCCAGATGAGGTGCTGGGAAGGAGGGGGTGATGAGTCACGAATGTCCCGACTGCGCGGTACTTTACCGCGCAGAGAACATGTTGACAATAGAGGGGGCAAAGGGATGAAAACAAAAGTCATTTATCAAGAGAAATATCGCAAACCTTATCCGACAATCCGAGAATCCCTCTTACCTGACACATTACCCTATTTCACGGAGGGAAGTATGCTGGTAAGGATTGAAGTGCTTACCGCTGGCAAAGTCCAAGACCAACAGGGATGCGTTTTAGAATTTCAAGACATCAGGGTGTTTACAAAACAGAAGGAGCCACCCAAATGAGTGATCTTCCGAGGGTCACAGAAATCTTAAAACCATATGTTGATTATTCGATGATCGCGTCGGACGTGTTGGACGCGGCATCCGACAGGGGGATCAGGGTTCACAATTATTGTGCAGCCTATGCAAAGGGCATTTACTCCGAGCCCATGGACGCAGACTGCCACGGCTATCTCGAGTCATTTTTGATCTGGTTCAATAAGTACGTTGCCGAAGTCCTGGCGGTCGAAATCGAACTGGTATCACCATTCGGTTATATCGGACACGCAGATCTGATCGTGCGGCTGAAGGATAAGCGAGTACCATTGATTGACCTGAAGACCCCGTTGACTGGCTCAAAGACATGGAAGGCACAAATCGCAGCGTATTTACATGAGGCGGCCAAACCGCCCTACCATGCCGAGATTGCTGGCACATTACAGCTTAACTCAAATGGTCGGACTCCAAGGATGGCTTGGCTCGAAGACGACGGAATGGCGTTTCAGGCGTTCTTGGGCAGTCTCAACGCTTTTCGATATTTCAGAAAATAAGGAGGATTTATGAAATGGTGGGGATATTTACATGCAAACGGAAGCATTCAGACCAAGCGGTGGCTCGGCGATCACAAGGATTATACTGATGACTGCATAGGCAACCCGAATGTCGTCAGAGTCATAACGCCATTCGATGCTCACTCAAGGGCAGAAGCAGAGGAAATTCTGGTTGCCAGATTAAAGGGGGAAAGGGACTAATGAACTTCAACGAAGTTATGGAAGAAAAACAGCCGGAGAATGGCGCATTGGTCGAAGCCGGAACGTGGTCGCTTGAAAAGGTGAAGCCCACATTCGCAGAGTTTGTCGCCATCGTGGACGCTAAAATAAAACAGGCCATAGAGATCGAGGTCAGGGACGAGGCCAGCCAGAAATCGGCTGTGGCACTGGTCGGAGAGGCGAAGCGGATTATCAAGGCTATCGACTCAAAGAAGAAAGAGCTTCCGTCCTACCGCGAGGCGAAGAGCTTCCTTGATGGTTTAAATTCATTTGCGACAGCACTCACTGAGAAATTCAAGAAGATCATCGAGGCCGCTGACCCAAAGGTTGTGCAATATACGACGAGGGTCGAATTTGAGCGGAGAGAAGCGGAGCGGAAAGCGAAGGAAGAAGCCCAAAAGCTCCAGGATGAGCTCGACAAAAAAGCAAGAGAGGCTAACGAGAAGGCAGCGGCAGAGGCCAGGGCAAAAGCGGAGGCGGAAGCCAAGATCAAGCGCGAGAAGGAAGAAGCGGAGGCAAAGGAAAGAGCGAGGGTTGAACTTGCCGAAGCGAAAAAGAATCAGGTCAAGAAGGATGAGATTGCAGCATTGAAGAAGAAGCAGGAGGAGGAACGGAAGGCGGCCGCGGAGAAGGCGGAAGAAGAAAGACTTGCAGCCATAAAAAAGGCGGAGGAAGACGCGGCCAGGATCGCAATCGCGGCCCCGACCGTCGTTTCCCCGATGATGCCCAAAAAGGATACGATCACGCGGACAGAAGAAGGCGTATCGGCTTTTACCAAGAAGCCCTGGAAGTTTGAAGTTATCGATCCAGATCAGGTTCCCCGTATCTACTGCTCGCCTGATCCTGGGAAGATCAAGGATGCCGTGCGGATGGGGGTCAGGGTTATGGCCGGGGTGCGGATATATGAGGATGTTCAGATGAATTATAGGAGTTAGGGGGGAGTATGAACTTAGGATCATTTTCAATTAGGGCAGAAAGGGTTTTATCGGCTACTTTTCGGGGTCTGCATCATTGCCCCAAAATAAAGAAAAGCAGAGCAGGCAATCCCTATGAGGTGTGGGAAACAAATGTATATAATGATTTAAGCACCTTTGATTTCGATTTATTAACACGCCTTGTTATTTCATGTCATGACGAATGTATAAGGGCTACGATAGGTTCAAGCGGCCCGGGTATGGTAAAAATACAGTTGTGGCCGCGATTTGGAAGAGAAGGAAGTATTTTGCTCCGACATCCTACCATAGAACAAGCTATTGAATCATTCAGAAAATCATAAGGGAGGGAAACACAAATGGAAGGAAAAGAATTAACAACGATGAGCAACAAGGCTGGATCGCTGATGTACGTTGACCCAGCAGCAGTCGCCGCAGCGGAATCCTCGAAAGCAAGAATACAATCCGCCTATATCATGGCCATGCAGAGACCCAGGGACGTTGACGTATCCAGGGACAGAATACTCAAGGCTTGCAAGCGCTCCATGTTCGCCGAGAAGGTAGAATTTTCAAAGCCGGTCGGCGGCAAACAGATCAAGGGGCCATCAATCAGGTTCGCGGAACTGGCGCTCAGGGAATGGGGCAATATTCTTTCAGATGTCCAGGTGCTGTATGAGGATGATACTGTCCGGCGATCGCGTGTCTTGGTCATTGACCTGGAAACCAACGCATCATTCTCGAAGGAAATCCAGGTAACCAAAACAGTGGAGCGCAAAAAGGCGCAAGACAGGGAAGTCATCTCAGAACGGATCAATACAAATAACGAGAAGGTCTATATCGTCAAGGCCACGGATGACGAGCTTCATAATAAAGAGGCTGCGCTAATTTCCAAGGCACTGAGAAACGAAGGGCTGCGGATAATCCCGTCAGACATCATAGATGAATCAATCGAAGTGGCGAAGGCAACGCTGGCTGCCAAGGACCGCGAGGACCCGGACGCCGCGAGAAAGAAGGTTTTGGATGCCTTCTCGGAAATCGGCGTGAAGCCAAAAGACCTTGAAAAATATCTCGGCCACAAAACGGATACATTGAATCCCAAGGAACTGGCGGATCTCCGCTCGATATACCGGGCTATAAAGGACGGCGAGGCAACATGGCTGGACTACACGCAGGAGAAGGCGCCCGGAGATCCAGGACCCAAGGCTACCGCCGATGATCTCAAGAAGTTCAAGAAGGCGATCCCAAAAGGAACGGATGACAAGTTGCTTGAGGCATATCTGAAGGTCTGCGCGGATCACTTCAAGAAGACCGTGGACGAGGTTAAGGTCGGGGCCCTGGCGGACATGCCCGCATTCTTGCAGTCTTTCACCAAGTGGGCGGCGTTGCAGGGGCAGAAGGCGGCTGTAACTGGCGGGGGAGGAAAGAAGGAACCAGGTGATGTTCCAGAGCCGGAAGAGATGGCCCCAGCAGAATGTCCAAATTCTCCAGGGAGCACGATGCTGAAAAAGTTCTGTGAGAATCAATGCAAGGATCAACCAGGATGCCCGGTGTGGGAATGAGACGATGATTCTTCGCTTCGGCCATTACAGGGACCATGACCTCAGGGATATCCCCGACGATTACCTTTTTTATCTGTGCAGCCGGGGAAAATCAACTTACTATAAGTCGCTGCACAGCCTCGATGTGACATGGAAGGTGCCGTTTCATGTATGGGAGGCGGCGAGGGCGGAAGCGGAGCGGAGGGGATTTACGAAGATAGGGGAGAGGTGGGAAAAGAAATGAAAGCGATATCATTATGGCAGCCCTGGGCGTCATTGGTTGCGCTTGGCGAGAAGGCAATAGAGACTCGCTCATGGGGAACAAAGCCATGACCTATATTTTCCCCATAATCTCCCCGTAAAAAATTAAGACGTAACTACCTGAAATTACGAATGGCGAATGGTGGTGGCGGCGGGAAGCGACCCCCGCCGCCCGATACATTAACTACCTATAAACGCTTATCTTTATTTAATCGCCCCGCAATTCCCCCGCAATCCTACAACGACGCCGAGGCATTCGCCCTAGCAAGAGTCGGGAGACTTAGGATCGTCATTCCTCCTCCCGCTGGCATAGGCAAAGGCACCACCACGCTGCATGCTGCTAAAGATTTCCGCCTTCGCCTGCTCTTTGGCCTGGACCATGGCGACGTTTATCCTCTGTTCTACTCCTGGGTCGGCTCCGCGCGCATCGATGGTATCGACCTGAGTTGGTGCCCGCCCAAACTGTATCGAATTGCGCACAAAATCAAGAGCATTATTGGTCGGGGTGTTTTTATCCATGACTGCCAGCAGTTTCGCTGCCAATGCTGCCAGCGCGGGATAGACAAAAACGCTTATGAAGGTAATCAGCATCGCATGGGTTGAGGTGAAGGTGGTGATCTGGCTGTCTGTCAGGAAGTTCGTATAGAGAAACAACCAAGATAGGATCACCGCCAAGACGACAACGGCGATCAAACTCCATAACGTAGATTTTTTCATTCAATCATTCTCCTTTCAAATGTTAATTATCTTCACCAACGGTCCCGATCGCTCTGGGTATCTTTCAAGAACCACAATCTCAAAGTCGTCACCCTCTTGGCAAAGTGTGAACCATTCACCCTTGCTGTTTTCAATAAAGACAGGTTCGCCCAATTCGCTGAGGACGATTGCTTTTTTTGCTTCGCCGACCCGGATCTTCATAGTATCCCCTCAAAAATAACATCAAAGTATCTGCTGATCCTGACCTCGTCCACAATTCCCTGGGGCGTGATCCCCCACCAATTTTTCCCTTCTGTCATGATCGCGCCGGCATTGAGAATGAACTTCTCGTAAAGCTCTGAACATACCGTATCCTTTCCCAAGTGAATAAACTTAGCCAGCCCTATAACGTGCAGGACTAATCGATAGTAGGGATACGTCATGCCGATTTCATCCTTCACAGCATCAAAGCCTTTCTGGTACGCTTCGGGGGTCATTAATGTCCATCTGAAAATAATAACCTTCTGCCCCTTGTAGGCATCAAAGATATTCTGCTCCTCGATATGCCAGACAGCTTCAAGGGTCTTGCCATGAGCATCTTGAATGATTCCGGCATGGGAATATTCAGCCGTTATGCTATTGGCTTTCAAGGCTTCGATAAAAGTAATTGCTTTGCCTAAGCTCTGTGGATTTGCAGTAGCGAACCCATCTCCTGGTTGTAGAAGAATGTCACTCATGTCTGCTTCCTCATAAGTAAAAGTTTAATGTCTTTCGAGATACTCTCCAACCACTTCTCATGCTTGCCTGCGGATTCCTTTATGTTGCTGAGAGATTCCATAACACCGGAGTGCTCAGAACAATGCTTCACGACCACGATTCCATTGCTGTTGCCGCCTTTAGGCCATATAGCGTCTACAACTTTATAGGTAACGGCCACTGCTCCTAAGATTCCACTTGCTGCTGCTATTCCTGAGCCTATGTCCATTGTCTATCTCCTTTCAACTGAACTCATCGTAGAAACGCTGTGCGCCAATTATCTTTTCAATCTTTGGATCTCTGCCGAGTTTCTCCACAAACTGATTCCACAGCCCTTTTGACCTGAGGGTCTCGTAGTAAATCGCCTTGACGTTCCGGGGAATATTCCCTGTCAATACAGCTTGTGCAAATGCATAGCATTTCAGTAACACCGGAATAGCTACGCAAAAATGATCGAAGTCCTGGGCGATCGCTTTCAACTTGGGGAAGTTCGGGTCATTCGCGTTGAATGAGCTGAACTGCCAGGGGTTAAGAATAACTTCATTCGCTGATGCCCCACCATAATGCTTCCCCCATGCCGGATGCTGAAGGCCAAAATCCTCACGATTAAGGACCACGCTGCATACCGCGATCTTCCCCTCATCAATTTCCCCACGCGCCTCTCCAAAGATCTCAAGGGCCATGCATCGGTCTTGAGGAAGCGCCATAAATATTTGTCTATCTTCCGGGGTCATTTTTTCATTCCTTTGCATTGCTCACACCTCAACGAGTGTGCTACATTAAGATGTCTGCACCTTAAGCAACGCCATTTCAATTCGTCGCCCAGGTCCCTATCTCGGTCTTGCAGTTCCAGTAATAAGGCTTCGTGTAAGCGGCCGTAGAGTAATAATGTGCCGTCACTCCGGTCCCGTTCAGGGCAGTCGTGCCTGCAATAAATCCGCCTGTGGTTGTATTCGTAACAGTAATATAGCCCATATCTGCCGACGATCCAGGTGTTGCTGGTAATCCTGCGATGGCAAGAGCTTCCGTGTCATATCCTGTTGCATTGCCTGCCGCTGGAGTTACGGCTACTGTCCCATTTGCAATAACAGAAATCTCATAAAGCCCCCACTTGCTTGCGGGTATGACTCCTGTTGAGATTGCTGTCCCCGCAGCGTTCGCCGATTGAGAATAGCCATGCCCGGCAATGTCATAAGTGAATGCACCGTTGGCTACCTGCTTAAAGGGTGTCGTACTTATTGCCAAGGCGGCAGAAGAATTAACGCCTAACAATGTTGCTTGATAAGTTTTACAGAGAAGCTCCGCTCCTTGTGTCGGCACCGCAATTCCTACCCAGTTCTTTCCGCAAGTTCCGTCAAGACAGATATTGCCCGGTGTGAAAGCTGTCAGGTGGCAGTAATTTGCAGCCTGAGCTTCACCAATAATTAAACTAAACTTTTGCCCTGATTTTTCAGTGGGGAGAGGGTTATTTATTGAATTTGGTCCTTGCCCCGTATTCGTGATTATCGTATCACTCACCTGAGCCACGGAGAGGCCGACTGCGGTGATTTCTATGGTGAGACCTGTTCCTGTACTCCCTGGAGTTATAGCTGTAGTCACCCATCCCGTGGCAACCGTGTAATCCCTGTCGCCACTATCTATTAAGGCAACGGTTGCGGCAGCGTTTCCACTTATGGTGAGAACCTTTCCAATTGCAGTACCAAGACCGGCATACCCATTGTAATCCACTTGTGGGATTTCTATTTTGAACAGATCGCCGATAGCCCAGGCTGAACCTCCAGCAGTAGGTGTGGAGTTAATCGTAGTTATCGAGCCAGAACTCACAGCGGCGGGGACAATTTGCTCTGTAGTATTTCTACCACCCCCCTTGAGGACGCCCTGTTTTGGAAGATTAATATTCCCCAAATCATCTATATAGGAAACATCCCTCCAAACTTCATACTGTATGGAGTAAATGGGAATCTTATTACTTGGTAAAAGAATATTCTCAGTAAGGGTTAATGTTTGACTGTCAGTGCTGACAGATTTTACAGTCCAAAAACTTTTTTGTAATCCAACTGCTGCCGTCATTGAAAGATTGGGAATATGAAGAATATCACCAGCCTTTACATACTGGAAAGGCAATGATGTATCCCGGTCATAGAATGTGTTTGGTGAAGTTATCCCCGCAGAGCCGTATCTATTGTTAGAAGCAATCATGCCGTAAAGACCCCACACATCAGTTTTCTGTCCACTTGTAAAAGTCTTTATATTTGAAGCCTGTTGATATATCGCCCCTCCGTTAGTTACATTGCCACTTGCATGACCCCCTGATTGCCCAAAAACTATAGCCGTAAGAACAAATCGGAACATATTATCTGTCACAACAGGGTCGTAACCACCAAGCCACATACCGAGTGGTGTATTTGTAATTATATTGCGGGATGTGGCAATCCAACTTCCATATTCCGATATTCCCTGAGCGAGGATGTTATCAAGTTTATTATCAGAAATATTATTATATTCACCCCCTTGTTCATAAATGCCCCATTCGAGGTACGAAAGGTAGTTAAAAGTAATGTCAGTATCATTATTATTACCAGCAGTATAAATCCCGAAACCATGAGTATTTACAGTCTGGATAATCTTGTTATGATGCCATGAACTGCCGGTATCATTAGCCAAATAGACGTGAGGATAACCCGACACGCCTTTATTGCCAAGAAACCAGTTCGTGAAAAACTCATCACCAACCGTGTAATTGGTCGAAAGGCCGCGATAGGGGCAAGCATTGAACTGAACCTTGGAGATAGTTGAATAATCAAGATAAGAAGCCGAGATACAGCTCGCCGTCGCATCTGTGCCGCTTACACGAAAGTTTGAAAGGTTGATGCCACTTAGATGAGAGCCACTTGACCCAGTAAGGTCAATCGTATCCCCTGCGCCGGAGTTTGTAATCACAGTAAAAATGCCGGCTCCAGTACCGGTCTGTTCATTGAGAATTGAAAGCGGCGTACCTGCCATGTCATAAGTGCCGCTCGGGACCCACCATGTTCCTCCGACCCCCGCCACATTTATACAGGTCTGAAGCGTCGCGTACTTGCCGCAGTCGGTGAGGTTGGTGAGGGAACCGCCTGGGCCGATAAGCTCGGATGCCTGTACCAAAGGCGTCCAGGCGATCAACAAGAACGCTATGATTAACATGAGATACTTTTTCATTTTAGAATCCTCCATTTTCATTATTTTCATTTCACATTTGTTATTTCAAATTGCCAATTCTCTTAGTTCGGAAATACCAGCGAGATATTGTAAGTTACCGTCAGCTGCGCTCCGACACCAACTGGTACAGGTGTACCGAGGACGTTACGTTCAATCATGTAATAGTTTTGGCCTCCACCAAAATTATAATTATAGGAATACAAGCCAGTTTCGTTGACCGAAATGGAAGCAAGTGAATTATTGTTAAAAATCCTCGTATGAACTGCCTTCCATGTCAGAGTTCCACCTGTCCAAGAAATAGTTGGCATGGCTTGTGCTGCATGGACAAGGTTGTCAGTACCAGTTCCATTTACACATTGGGACGCTAAAGCATACTGCTCAAAGTTGAAGGCAGTAGCAGTCTTGCCAACGACAATACCAAGGGTTGAGCTGTTAATCGCACCTAAAAAACCGGTGCCCAGGGTATTTCCATAAGGTTCGATAAAAGTACTACCCGCCAGATAAGACAGGGTTCCATTCACACCCTTTACGGACATATAGCCACTTCCAAAGTTATTACTCCCTCCTCCCGTACACTCGACTACGCAAGAAAAGAGAATATTCCAAAAATTCCTCGTCCAACTATGCGCAGGCTCTTCCTTGTCATAGCTTATCCTGCCGTCCGATTCCTTGACGGTCAGCCGCACGGTTATCTTGAGCGGCGGCTTTTTGATAATTCCACTATGTTCGATCTTAATTTCTCTCAGATTATTTCTCATTGTCGTTCTCCTTTATGGGGTAGTCGCTGTGGCCGATACCGTAACTGGATTTGCAGTAACCAGATCAACAGTCAGGTTTACGCCAATCGAATCAAGTTCCAAAATCACTCCCGTTGATGCGCTCACGCCGAGAATTTGTAGATTCTTATAGCCCGCAGACACAAGTGCGCTCGGTGGTGTATCGTTGAAATCAACGGTGGCCACGCCCTCACTCGGATTACCGATAATGGAGATGCAGGGGAACATTAAACCGGAGAGTCCCGTGACGGCGACGCCCAACGGAACGTCGTTTTTATAAAAAGCCAAGGTTCCGTCGTCCATGTCGAGTGCGACGCCAAGACTGTCGCCTACATGAAGGGCAGTTCCATAAACAGTCGCGCCATTGTTATGCCTTATGGTTCCGTCATTGCTCATGTAGGCCCACGCATAAGCACCATATCCGAGGTAAACATTGTTATCTAAGGGGTCAGATGATGTGGCTATGCCAATACATATCGAATCTACTGCTGAACCGCCTATCGTGACCTTCCACCACCATTTACCGACTGATACGGAGATGTTGGCTCTTGCGGCCCCTTGATTGCCCTCATTCATGCTCGTGGCTATTCTATTCCCGCCGGTGAGGGTAAGCCAGGCGTTCATGTCTGCCGGGTTCCAACCCACCACCAATGGCACATTCAAGGCAGGGGCAAGGTATGAAAGTTGCCCTCCAGGGAAGACATAGGTGATCACCGTTAAATCGACCATCGCTGGCACCGCCGAGTAATTACCCAGGGCATCAAAGGCGCAAATCAGGAATGTATAATCACCAGATGCGATCTTCGCACAAGTCGTGGCTGTTCCTGCTTTTGTTGTCAGAAACGTCGCTCCTATCCAGGTATTATTCCCATGGGGCCTATACCTTATTTCATAACTGACCACCGTCGGCCACGATACGGCATCCCAGGTGAAGGTGAGCGTGTCAATTCCCTGCGATACATAGAAATTTGTGACATTGGGGATTGGCACGACATATGGAGTGACGTATGGTTTTGATGGTGGCGAATACGGTTCTTCATCCGATAATGTCCATCCGTAAATTGTGGAATCTTCTTCCCTGAGAACGAGATCCACGCCGCCATTCTCGGAGAGCTTCCAGTCCGCGACGCGGAATCCTTTTTCATCCCAACTTAATTGGTCGATGCTGAGATTGAGGACGTCGCCGGGCTGATAGGGGAACGCCGTCAATTTGGCTGGGAATGTCACAGTTATGCCGCGCAGATTCTGATTGAGAAAAATTGCCGCGAGCCGTTGCGCCATTGTTGCACTGATCGTATAGTCCAGCTGAAGCGTCTGGCAGATTTCAAAACTTTCATCCGCCGCATATTGATTGGCATTCTGCTGAAAGGGAAAATCGACTTGCTGCCAATATTGGTCAGGACTCACGAAGGTCCCGCGCACGGTGTTGAATCGCTGCTGGCGTGAAGGCGCCGGGACTACGGAGATATCATCTCTCAAATCTGTTTCAGAGAGACCGGGGCCGACGGGATAACTATATGCGGCCGGGAATAGACTATATGTTCCCTGGGACCATACCAGGCGTCCGGCGCAGGCCGTCAGCATCTTTTTCATGATATCAACCGGCTTCTGGTCAAGGGTAAATGAGCCATTGCATGTGTAACGGCTCTCCTGATTCGCGTTATGGACCGCGATAGTGCAGGCAGTGGGAGGAATTGCGGCGATCAGACCATTACCGGCCAAGACGAGATACCCGGAGGAAAGGGAGGTTTCCACGACATAGGAATTGGCGCTTGCCGGAAAATGCGTATTGACGCCATCAATCACGTACCAGGCATCATCAATAGTAATTATGACCATATCGCCGGCAATGATAGTGCCAGTCCCGGTGATAAGGTTGATTCCGACAGTTCCTGTGGGATAATATGAACCGTCAGTCGTATATGCCGCTCCAGTGCCTATCCTCACCGGAACCGGTTCATCACAGATATTCGCCGCTGCGATGAAATTTGCATCATTGATGTCCGCCGAATCTACATCTATGCCGTAGGTTTTTACGAGGTAATCGCGGACGCACAGGGCGGCATTATCTGACCATGCAGGATCTGCTTCTGGATATCGCGGGTCATAGATATCGCAGACGCCTCTTACGACAGCCTTAATGTTGGGCAGGCCGGCTGCAAAAATAGTGGAATTATATTCTAAACGCACAACAAGATAGGATCGTCCTGACAAAGTGTGCGCCGCCGTCCAGATATGATTATCAGCGCGGTCAACGGCATCAGCGATTAAATCCGGATCGGCGGTTTGGCCCGGCGTACCGAGATATTTCGCGATCGTCACAAATGATTTATAATGATTAACCATACCGGTTGAACCGGCATGAATTGGATCAAAATAGACTGTCCTGCCAACAATGGTATAATCGCTGGTGGGAATATTATCAATGTAGACGGCATTCCGGTTATCAAATGGCGGACTATCGAGTCGGATCGTGCCATCGACTGCAATCGTATGACTCTCGGAGATTGGTATGAGGTTTACTCCGTCGGGGGTCGCAAATTTTATATCCGTCGAAAGTGTGTCGCCAAGGTAAACATCGTCAATTCCTGCAACCTCATGGGAAGTCAGGGCAATTACCAGATAGACATATAAATTATTAGTTCCGCATGAGAATGCAGCGACCAGCGGCCCGGAGATGCAACATTTTCCGTAAACTACTCGATGAGGAGCGGTTGCAGTGCGAAGTATCTGGGTACGACCCGCTATGCCTGAGTCGAAACCGGGTATCTTGGCCATCGAGGCGACAATATATGAACCTGCTGCCGCTGCGAGAAGCGCCGCAGAAAGCCAATACTGACCAAACCAGGCCGCTGCGGCGGCTCCGATTACCTCAGCGACTTGGGTGACTACTGGAGGCATCAGTCAATCCTCCAGGCAGTTATGGCATCAGTCATACGACGCGTGGCAAGTCCCTTCTTTCCAGCGGCAATTGCCATCTCTCCGACGCAAATCGCGAGCGCAGGCGCTCCATCCTGCTCTATCAAGACGAAATCTCCACGCCGGGCAAATTTGGATGAGATTTCCGGGCCGACATTGTTCGTAACAAGTTGCCGAAGAGTTCCCGCTTTTTCGATAATGGCAACGGCCTCTTCCTCTGTCGTATAACCCCTGTACTTCGCAGCCAGATCGGTGCCAGTCATGGCCTTGGCACAGTCACAGGCGAAAAGAACGCAATCCTGAGATCCCCACTGAAATGGTGCCTTCTGGCGGGATTTGATAAAAGCCATCAAATCTATGTCCCAGGTCTCTTTCCTCATATTTGCACCCAAGCCTTGTGCAGCAAAATTTTGTTTATTTGCGATTTCTTCACGCCATATTTTAAAGCAATATCTTTCTGCAACACAAGGCCGTGAAGTGATCTTATTTCCAAAACCTTCTGGTTACTCAACACTGAGAGTGGATGCTTTTCTCCGGGCATAGAACCGTTTCTACTTCGCCCTTTTTTTCTGCAATCTTCAAGGTTATCTATCTGTGAACCTAAAAATAAATGATCAGGATTAACGCATAATGGGATATCGCATTTATGCAAGACGCAGAGATTATTTTCAATTTTCCCATAGTGGATTATCCACGAAAGTCTGTGTGCATAGACATTTTCCCCGTCAAGCGAAAAGATCCCATAGGAATAAATCCTTGATTGTCGTCCGCCTTTCCAGAACCAACATCCATCAGTCTTTTCCACTTTGGAAAAAAATTTATCTAATGCATTCTGGTCCATTTCTTCCTCATGTATTATATGGTCGTCCCCAGTAAATTTGTTGGTCCACCATTTGCGCCACGAACTCAAAACCCTTGTCGGTGGCATATTCGCTTTGTTGATCCGAATTGCCAAACACCCTTGATTTTCCACGTTCCCATTGAACCAGGTCGCTCTCAATCGTTACCTGGATGGCCGCCTGGTTGCCCAACTTGATCGGCATGGTGTCCATCTTCCCCTTGAACACGATTATGGGGTCGGAAAGTATATTATAGTCTGCGCCGAGTGGCGCCATCCAGATCGTTCCATTGCGCCCGGAATAGACGACGCCAAAGCATTCGGCGATATATTGAGACTGAATCCCGGAAAGCGTCAGCGTGATGCCGTACATCTGCAGATCGATACCTTCCTCAATGGCCGATATACTACCGAGGTCGCCGGCGCCGATCCATGTATGGCCATTCCAGTCGAAATCGTATCCGGCATTTGTCAGACGAACGGTGCCATATAATTCAACCAGCCAGTTTTTCGCATATGCGGTTGCACCTACAGCGTTTTTAATCCAGAGTTCGCATGTATCGCCGACCACAAATCCAGAGATGGTTTGCATTTTCGTAACATAGGCACCCGTATTGTCTGTCTGCTCTACGCCCACATTCACGCCATTTTTCTTAATCTGCCCGTAAGCTATTCCCGACGTCCCTTTCAAGTCAAAAGACACAATAAGGGTTCCGGCGCCCGTGACCGTAAAAGATTTTTTCAGCAAATAACCGTTGGTCCCGTTGCTGTATTCCGTTACACTTGAATCCAATGTCTCATCATCAAAATCGAGCTCGACCATGACCAGATAAGGAACGTTCTCGTTCTGTATGGCATTTCCCGGATCTGTCAGGATTGTTCTCATGAAAATGACTCCGTTGCTGAAATCGTGATTGTAGGGTGCCGGTCTGGATCGAAATTCGCCACGTCCTGCTTGTCATCATTCAATCGAAAAATGGCCGTAGGGGACGCTATAATTATGGCCGATGAATCAGTCGGACTTGACCGCAAAGGCGGCTCAAAAACGAGTGTGGCATGTCCAGAACCGTCCAGAGAGATAACAGCAGTTATGATTTTCAATTCATTATTGACACTGAAATAATCTCCGGGCAAAAACCAATTGGAAATGCTTGAAGTTCCCCATGCTGTAACAAGAGAGGTTCCCGTTTGACTCGCCCCGTAAACCGTCCCGGAACCAGTCACATTACCGCTCGGGGTCTTATGCGCCATATCGTAGGCATAAAAGCGGCCTGCAGCCCCTCTGAGTTTTGCCAGCCATGCCTTGAATATCCGGGCATCGGCCTGATTCAGATTCTGCCATGTCGCCGTCAATAGCCATCTGGCACCCGGCAATTCATAAGTTTGAACGGTTTTATTCAATGGAGATTCGAAGGTCTGCGTATTCGGCTGCAGACCGAAGGTGCATTGAGAGGTATTCGCCCTAGCAAGAGTCGGGAGACTTAGGATCGTCATTTCATCCTCCCGCTGGCATAGGCAAAGACACCACCACGCTGCATGCTGCTAAAGATTTCCGCCTTCGCCTGCTCTTTGGCCTGGGCCATGGCGACGTTTATCCTCTGTACTACTTCCGGGTCGGCTCCGCGTGCATCGATGGTAATGTGCTGGGTAACATTCGCGCCGCCCACTTTATCTGCGGGCGTGATCATCCCGGATGCTCCGGGTGTAAATAATTCGGGCGCTCCCTTTTCGCCTACCCAATAGGACTGGCCTGCAGAGACAGCGCCGCCGAATTCCCGTCCCTGGTATTGTGTACCGGCGATAATGCCGACCTGGGCCATGCCTATCGCTCCGGCCATGTAGGCAAGGGGAATAGCTGCTACCCCTAACTTGGATGCTGCACCCAGAATCCCGGCCACGGCAAGGGCGGTCGATATGATGGCCTGCCCTATTGCGAGGGCTTTCCACATCTCGAATTGAGTCTTATCGTTTTTATTCATCATCCCGGCAATCTGTCCCAATTGGCCAGCGACAATGCCGCCGATGCTGGTCCACTTTTCCATTTCGAGGCGCTGAGATTCGGCGCTGTATTGCTGATCGAGGAGTTTTTTCTTCTCTAAGACCAGCTGATAATCAGCCAAGTCCTTCCCATATAGTTCTTTCATCTTTTCATATGTGGCAATCTGAGCGTTGATCATCGCCATATCCTGATCGTGCTTCAATGCAAGGTCAGCCTGGGGGCCTGCCATATTTCCAAAAATATCAGGAATTCGATTCGCTATCGCCCTATTCCCAAATTGCCATCCCGCGGTAATCGACTGTTCCCGTTGCTTGCTCTGGAAGATAGAAAAATTATCAAGGATATCCTTCAACTGCTTTTGTGCTAGACCTTCCGGAGAGAGGGAAAGTCGCTGGTACTCGGGAGATGCCTGAGTGAAAGCAACCCGCGCTTTAGCGACTTTTTCATACGATCCCACCAGTTCAAGAATCTGGATCTGGAGATTGTTCAGGTCTCTTGATTGATCATAGAGTTTTGTTTTTGTTTCATCCGCGTCCGCAATCTGTTTTTCATGCCATTTCGCTTCGACTGCATTAACAGCCATGATAGCCTTTTGGGTGGTTTCATATGACTTATTGACCTTCGCTGCCATTTCATCGGTGGGATTTGCATTGTATAGCGCGAGCGCCTTTTTCTCTGTATCCTGGGCAGCTTTAAGTTCTTTCTGTTTGGCGTCGAGCTCGATCTGCAGACTGTTCTCATTGAGGGAATGCTTTTTATCAAGATAGGATTGCAGGGCGGTCAGGCCCCAATTGTAAGAAATCTGGTTCACCTGTTCCGAGGCATCGTTGGCCTGCTTCTGTAACTGAGCAATGGTCTCATAATAGGTCTTCAGATAAGCGAGGTAGGCATTCGCGGCCGCAAGTTCCTTGCTTCCTCCTTTGTTGGGAACGGCTGTGAGATCGCCGGTCGGTGCTGCACTTGTTTTGGTTTTTCTGTCATAAGCCTTGGCAATGGCCTCAAGCGATTCTGCCTCCGCCTGGGCGATGATGGCCATCCGATTCTTGTATTCCTCAGCAACCTTGGTATCGTCGATTAAGTCAGAGGTTAATCCGCCCGTACTCGCCCACGCGGTAATTCTGTCCGCAAACGACGTCCAGAACACCGTGGCTTCCTGGATGTCCCTGACCAATTCCTTGATCGCATGCCCGAATCCGCCTGCAGCATTGACTCCCTGATCATTCATCGCGGACGCGACCGAAATAACCGCTGGCATCAGCTCGTTGCCAAACTGCACCGCCAATGATTTACTGACGAGTTCGAGGTCATGTATGCTTTCTTTGTATTCGTAGGCTTTGGCAACGCCCTCCGGGCCTACAATCAAGTGTAACCGTTCCGCCGTGTCCTGGGCCTTTTGCATGGCTTCAGGCGTCAGCCTGAGGATCTCCTGCAACTGGCCCCATGACCGGCCATAGAGCGCCATGGCTATCACGTTGCGGTCAGCCCCGGACTTCGTTTCCAGTAACTTCTCATTAACGTTCGCCATAATCTGGGGCATCGGCAAGAGATGGCCGCTGGCATCCTTGACGGATATCCCGTATTCATCGAACTTGTCCGTTCCCTGGGCTAATGTCCGCGAGAGTTTGAGGGCGGCATTTACAGCGGTATCATGTTCAATTCCGAGTTCCTTGATTGCAACTTCAAATACGCTGGCGGCCTCCGTTGTGATGCCAAAGGTGTTGGACAACTGCTTGGCCTGGATATTCCAGTTCGCTGCGCCATCTATCAGTTTTGCGAATCCGGCTCCGGCAGCTATCCCGACGAGGGCTTGCCCGATCTTATTAATGGCACCGGCAGCGGCATCGAGGGAACCCACCATCTGTTTGGATGAGTCCCCGACAATCTTCGTCACTTTGCCCATGTCGCTTGTGAACTTCGCCATATCAGCAGACATTGAAACAACGAGATCTCCGAGTTGCCCGCTCATGTGTTCACCTGCTTTGGCGCTTCTTTGTCTATCCGCTCATGAAGGTATTCACGCATCTGCTCAACCGCTTCCATTTTTTTGGATTCAAAGGCAGGACGAAGGAAAGATTTTGCTGCCATTTTTGAGGTTCCGAATTCCAAGAAGCGCCAATAAAAAGCAAAAAATTTGCTGGCGCGATCTTTCCAGCCAGCAATACCCGTATTGAATGTCACAGCATACGGACTTTTGCGCGTTTTCCATGACGCAATCTTGCTCTTCATAAATCCAGGCGGAACGGTTATTTTTTGTCCGTTGAATTCCCGTATCGTTCCGATGTCGCCCCTATTGATGAGGGCACTTAATATCAAGGTCATCTTGCCAGATACTTGTGTAGTGGCTCTTTGCCGCGCTTCATTTCTAATGGACTTTGCCCCGGCGCGGACACCGCCAATAAGAATGTTTTTTGCTATTTTATCGGGAAACGCCAAAAGAACTTTTTCCAGTTCGGCGAGCCCCTTAATTTGGACAGTTCCGGTATCTATGTCGTTCATTTTCCGAATACCCTTGTCGCGTAGGCTTCAAGTTCTTTTACCGTTAATTGTCGCTCCTTCTCTTCCGGCTTATCGTAAAAGTTCATAAAATCGGCAGTCGTAAAGGGATCTGGGCGCTTCTGCGAATCCCGGTTTATATTCGCGGTCAGGGTCATTATCTGGCCATGTCTCAGTTCGGATCGAAACTCTCCGAATGGTTCAAAACTGTTATAATTAAGCCAGCCGTTGAGTTGCCGTGCTGTCAGGCGTTGAAGCAGATGATCGGGATGTGGAAACCCGAGGTGAAGGGCCAGCCGGTAAAGGAATAAGACTCGCGGCTGGCTCTTTATTTTTTTGATTCATCGCCTACAAGTCCGTTCAGTCGCCGTGCAACTTGGGCCAATTTGCCGAATTGCGAACTGGCCGCTTTTTCAAGGAGCGGAATGTCCTCATCTGAAAACAGTCGTTTACCGTCTTCATCAATCGCACTCACAGCGACGAGGGCCGGGATGAATTTTGACATGACAATGTCGCCGTTCTCGTTTTGCAGTTCCTTTCGGGTATAGAGATTCATCATGTCGGTTGCTCCGAGTTCCGAAAGGACCACTTCTCCGCCCTCAATCGTGACGGTTTCCTGTTTCAATTTCATTGATTCAAGGAACGCATTCTTATCAAGAATCATAAATCACCTTTCCTGAGTATTGGTGGCGCGGGAAGGAGTCGCACCTTCTTTTTCAAGTTTATGAGACTTGCGAGATAACTGTTTCTCTACCGCGCGATATTTAATCTTATGAACGTGTCACGGCGCCGCTGATCTGAAGCTCGAAACTTCCGGTTTGAACTCCGTCAACCGCTGCATCCGGAATGGTCCCGAATTTGAGAACGGCAGCTTTAAATGTCCTGATGCTTCCACCAGTCAAAACAACCTTGAAATCGGAGACAACCGATCCCACAAAAGCAGCGAGGGCCGCCATTTGGCCAGGATCATCAACTTTTTCAAAATACGACATAGCCACAGTACCGTTATCAATGAGACCCGTCTCAAATTCCTTTGCGAGACTGTCAAGATCAGTGACATCAATCTTGCTGGCCTGTGCACCACCCGGCTTTATATCCTTGATTTCTTTTATCTGAGTCCAGGCTGCGGGTGTCGCGTGCGCCGTTCCGTAAGTAATGGTCTTCCCGGTCGTGTCTATATCGACCGCAAACGTATCATTGGTGACGCCCGTAGCATAATGCGTTGCGACGGCGGTCTTACCGTTAAGCAAGGCGTCGTCCGCTCCGGCAAAGCCGCTGTCAAATGTGACAACGTCGCCATTGGCGACTCCTCCATGGCCGGTCATGGTCAGAATTGTAGGGTTTCCGCATACAACTAAAGTCAATGCCTCGGCTGCGGTTGCTGCACCTGCAATATAAATTTTTGAACCTTGTGCTAATTGGGCTGCGACAGACATTTCAATGTCCTCCTTTTTTTAAATTTTTAATTTCCGCTCATCAACTCCCTCCACAATTGAAGTCCATGTGCGAATAATAACGTCTCGTTTCCTCTTCAAATCCGTCAACCGGGACGGAGGATGAATAATTAAACAGTGCCGTGACCGTCGTCGCAGGATCTGAAGTTTGCGCGAGTAGCGATGCCGCTGCCATTGCCACATTGACAGCCGCGACAATTGACACGAGATCCGCACTATTCACGGCATAAACGCTGATCTGAATACGCGGCCGCTCTACTCCCGTATCGCCTTCCAGATTTTCGTAACATGCGCCGCCTATGATGGTAAAAACGCCGTATGTCTGCGCCACCGTTGCTGCCGATCCGTCCGGGTCCGGATGTTGTATGTAATAGAGCTCGCCTCCAAAAACAGCCGACAGAATGGCGTCGATTTTTTGTTGAAGAGTCAATCCGGGGCTGATCGTAATCGGATAGGTGCCCATGAGCGAAGAACCAGGGCCGAAATATACACCTGCTTGTACCTGGGCGGCCGTAGGGACATGATAAGTGCCGGCAACACCATTGACAGTATCCGTATCGAGGACACCGGCGACATCGGGGAAATCCGCATTGAAGGTCAGGTCAAATCCGGTAAGGTCAATGGTATCTCCAACGATGGGGATCCTAGCCAGGTCCCAAACGGTAGGGTCATTCCAATTACCTGCTTTTAATGCCGTGATTTTTGCCATCGAGTCATTCCTTTGGCCTGTTCTTTATCTTTGCATTCCAGATCTTCGCGTCATCGCGCACGGTCACATTGAAACTCCTGAAATTTCCGAGATGCCCAAACCCCAGATGGCAGTCGTGGCCGAATTCATTGGACTCGCAGAGCGTTATGAAATTATTCCGGTCAAGTTCCAGGTCCGGATGAAGATGAAAGGGTCTGATGTGGTGAACCTCCAGGACCTTCGTGCCGCCGCAGACGGTGCATACGTCATTATCTTTAAGATATGCGGCGCGAGTCTTGGACCATTGCCCCGACCGTTTGACATTGGCCGGGACCTTTGCCCTTTCTCTCTCAAGGCTCTGTTTAAGATTCATGCCGCCTTCGCTCCCGCTTCGCAGGTCATATATATCTCGCGGTGACGACCATCAATATCTTCAGGTTGCCCCAGGATACTGTAAATCATTCCATTCTCATCGACTATCCGCATATTCCCCGTCACGCCCGGGATATATCGAATCCCGATTGTGAAATTGGCCCCCGGCCATGTCGCCTGTGCATTCGCTCTGTCAAAACCCCTCAGCATTTCTATAGAGGCCATGGGGGTTGCGAATGTGGCCCATGTGGTAGTTGAGACGCCGTTGGTCTTCGTGGTCGTCGGTATCTGGATGGTCACTTTGTGCCGTAATGCTCCCGATCTCATCGCTTACCACCCATAAATCCGGTAGTGCTCCAGAAGACCATCTGCAAGCGTAGACAGATCCACCTGCATAAGGCGACCCGACGCCACGGTTTCCGTTTCACGATTTTCCCAGAGATTCGCCACATTGAGCAACATCCAGTTTTTTATTCCTTCAGGGATGTCGCTTCCTGCAACTCCATAACCTGCTGCAAACCTGATCGTCACAACTTCAAGGTCGTCGATGGTAGACGGCCACACCTGGCCATAAATCGGCAAAACCTTTCCCGGCTGGCATTTCGGCGTTATCAACGTGGTTCCTTCTGAAATAACGCGATAGAGCGATGAATCCAGGGGCTGCGTGTTACCGTCCGGGTCAATATAAGTAATGCTCGTTATCAACTGCAGGGGTGGTAGCGGAATTTCTATCGGATTCCGAACATTCGGAAATCTATCAAGAAGCAGATCCCATGACGCATTGATCAGTTGCCGCCGCGTTATGGCCTCACACTTTTGCCGGATCGCGGAAATATAAAGCGTCACCATTGCCGTCTGGCCAAGAGAAGCAATATATCCTGTACCCAGTCTCGAATGTACCTCAAGGTCGCCTGGGGTGATCGGCTCGACTGCCGGTGCCGTGTGCAGAACGAGGCGCATCAATAGCCCTCTTCAAAATATGCCACCGTAGCAGTCAGTCCGGCTGCGCAGATCCCATAAATTGCCGCATAATTTCTATCCATGACAAACGTCTCTCCGGCCTTCAGGGGGAATCCCGTTGAAGAAGTAACGCCAGAAGCCCCCAGATAAACCGTGTTCGTGGTGTCAGTGTTTCGAATTGCGATTGAATATCTGTAGTGTCCAGCAGTCGGCGCCGCCTTGATGAGATAACCCGGAGCGGTAGTTCCTATTGACACTGAAGCTGCATTAACACTCGGACTCAGTGCCGTTTTCATCCACTGAATGGTCGGACGTGATAACTCAATGGGGTCTACCGCAAAGGCAATCGTGGGTATCAGCAGGAGCGCAATGCAGAAAATGAACAAAATAATCTTTTTCACTTTTTACGCCCTCCCTTTTTGATCTTTCCGTTTTCCTCTTCGGATGCCCTTTCGGGAGCCTCGATGGTTTCCTTTTCCGGCGGTTTAATAACAGTATCGGCCGGAGGTTGGATGGTCGCATATTCGGCGAAACCGCCCTTTACGAGAGCGGCGGCCTCTTCCTTGGGAATATGATATTTCTTACCTGGATGCCGGATACCCCTCGGACTCGCATCCAGAGATTTCATTTTTACTTCACGCATGGTGAGCTCCTATTTTAGGGAATGGCGGGCATCAATGAGACCACCCGCCCAAAGAGGTTTAATTAAGCCGGGACAAGTCTGCTAAGTCCGGTCGCATCATCAACCTGCGTGTCATGGGTGCGGTCAACGCAGTAGTTACCGGCCCATTCGTCGGCACCGGCACCGGCAGTAACAGCCGCTTTATAAACAGAGGTCTGATAAAGGCCGCCGAGGTCGTTGCGGGTAACTACATTTGCACCCACACCAGAACTGCCGCCGCTGAGATCAATTCCGATAGCCGTGATCTGAGCCGCTCCCGCAGGGTTTACGCCAACAGACGCAAAACCATTTTCTTTGATCTGGCTCTGGCGCATAGCACAGACAATGTGATTGAGATTTGAGAAGAACTCGTTTCTCTTGATTACCCAACCCGTCGGGTCGGCGGTGGCATAGGTCTGCCCCTTGATCGCCGTCCCATAAGTGTCGGTGTTGATGTAACAGAATTCGTTATCGAGGATATGCACGTCACCCTGACTGCCATCCGAAAGAATTCCATAATAGGAACCGGTCTTCCCCTGGATTTTACTCATCTCCAGTCGGAAATAATTGGAAGCGCCGATAAGTGAAATCGCCGCATTGTGAAGAGGCGGGCGCATCTTGATGTTGATAACTCGGCAATCAGGAGAGGCACTTAGAGTCAAAGCAGGTGCCGCCGTGTCGGGTGCCGTCCAAACAGCCTGATTGGGATTCGTTCCACCACCAACAAAGGTAATACCGTTCAAACCCGTCAGTGTTATGGCTTCGTTGATTTGGTAGGTATTCCCGGTGCCGGTGTAAATGTAGATTGTGTCTCCGGATACCGCGAGTGCGGTGGCCTCGGTCAAGGTCTTAAAGGCAGTCGCCCAGGAGGTACCCGCACCACTTGCTGCCACAGTCGTATCCACGAAATAGACGTGCTTCCGGGGTGTGATCATAACGATCTGCCCGCCCGGATCAATAACCACACTGCCGCCGATGTGCCACTCTTTCCCGCCCTGCCGCATATAGTTTTTCGCTGTATTCATTTTAATCCTCCGTTAAGGAGTGTAACCCGACACCCCTTATTTCAAATTACCTGCGGGCCAGGTATTATGTTTATACTTCCGCCGGACTCTGGTTAAAGAACGACGCGATCACACTGCCGATAGTAGCAGCGGAAACATCCGGTTTTACCTTGGCGCCATAGAGGATCGCCACAATTCCGAGAATCTCCTGGCTCGCCGTAGCAGGAGTAACGTTGCATTGGATATATTGTTTCAAGGGTTGATAGATATCCAGGACGATGCAGGATCTTGCCAGGAGTGCATCGGCAGCGGTAACTGTATGCACCGTTGTAGTCGCGGGGATTCGTGCCATGCCACTCGTTTGATTGAGCGTATGTTCCTCTGCATAAACATCGATAGTTCCCCCTCCACCGACGAGAAGTGTTCCAAATCCGGCGATGAACAGGACGCCTTCAAATCCGGCCATGCTGATTATGCCGGAGGTTCTTTTTGTCTGACCGGCCGCGAAGTAGCCAAGAACCTGAATAACTTTTACATTTTTGCTGAGATTCATGATCGTTCTCCTTTTGTTTAAATCCCGCCCCCGTTGCCAGGGGCGGTAATGTTATTTGCAATTAATTATCGATATCGCTTACGGGGCCAATACGATCCGCGAAAATGCCTCTGATAGGACAGGCATTCCGTCACTTTCCATGCGCCCGATAAACCCCACCTGGTTGGTGAGTGCATACAACTCATTCAATCTCTGGAACTGGAGGGCTAGTGAATCAGCGATCCAATAATGAGAGAAATCGGCGAACATGCCGACGTAATCCCCGGCGGCGAAGGTATTTGGAACATACTCGCTCATCATTAACGGCCGACTGAGCAGCATATCGGGTGCCTGGGGCTGCTGGGCCAGGTTGAATAGGTACTGCCCATCGCCTGTCTTGAGAGCGGCGATCTGCTTTACCGCATCCCTATGAAAGAGCCACTTTGCCTTTGCCATGTACTGGGCTTTCAGTGCGTACTTGGCCGCGATCAAGCCATCAGCTCCTATTGCGGTTTCCGTGTTCGCGGCATCCATGCCGACTCCGTAAAAGTCGCGGTCGGTGTTGATACCCAACGCTGAAGCAACAAAAAGTCCCAGGGGCTGTTGCACTCCACTTCCGGTGAGGTAGCCCTTTTCCATCGCTACGCCGAACTTGTATGCGAGACGATCCATGACAATGGCCTCGGGATCGAGAGCCGCAGCGCGAAGCAGCTTGTTGCTGATCTTGACCAGTTTGGAAAGTGGGTGCGGAGTGAGTTCGCGCCTGCCGAACGCGAGACTGGCATCCTCCGCAACTGCCGTGATTTCCCCCGTCCAATCGGGATCATCCACGTCGGTTTCCAGAGAGGGAGCGCCCATGCTTACGCCGGCATTGAGCGGGAAGGTTGTCGCTTCGCCACGAATAAAGACAAGGTTTTTAACCTTAACGATGAGCTCCTTGATGAATTCCATAGGAGCCACAAGGAACCCGGCTGCTGTGTCCGTTCCGGCTGATAATGCACGAGACTCGTCGGCGGAAAGTGCGCTGGTGCCGTTCAGGACGAAATTGCGGAAAGCCTTCTTGCGGAGTTCAGCGTCGGGCGTCTTGGGGGTCGAGGGATCCTGCGTCTGGCGCTGCAGTGCAGCTTCCGCGTTCTCCTTTTCCGCTGCAATGACCTGGTTCTCCCTGTCGATTTTTTCCCGGATCTCGACAGCATCCTTCATGATGGTGTCATACTGACCCTTTTCCTCGGCAGAAAGATTGCGATTTTCCCTCTCGACCTTGTCCAACAGTGCGCGGGCGCTGGTGACAAGGGTATTTCTCTTGTCCAACATTTCTCTCAGTTTTACGCTCATGTCTATTCCTCCAATTTTAAGATATTGACTCGATGTGATGCCTCATTTTCTGAAATCCTATATGGTCAAAAGGCGGTTTTTCAGCCGCCCTGATTTTGTCCAGGGACCGTACGGCACATGATGTGTCCGGATATGCCGGGTACGTCACTGGTGAAACGTCATAAAGTCGCGCCACAACGTGAATCGACCGTGTCCACATTCCGGCATTGTCTTTCTGCCAGGTGTCGCCGCCATCATCCACGGCAAAACTGAACGAACATTGATTGATGTCTCCGCGCTGCACACTGACGGCAAGGTCCCGAGCATATGACGTGTCCGGGGCATCGCAGTCCCATTCGAGACCCTTGTCCGTTTCGGCCAGTCGGAGCGTCTTTGACGTCGTGCGACCCATGATCTTATCCGGGTTGTGGTTTATGAGGGCGCGGATATCGGCATTGTTCAGGCACGATTTGAAGGCGCCAGGCACGATCTGCTCGCGGAAGCCGCCGAGATCTTCGGAGAGAGAATTAAAGACCGCAGCAACGCCGCCGATCTTCGGTGTCTCGTCTTTGCTGACTGCCCTGAATGCCATGGGGAATATCCTGTGTTCAATGTACGAATCCATGCTGTCGCCTTCCTTCTTGCCATCGATCTTTTCCAGGAGTGTACCAGCAGCCTTGAAAATCTCATCAACTCCTTGCTGGCCTGCTCGCTGGCGGATCGCAATCAGGGCGGAGCGATAGACTTTTCCGTTTTTTCCAAATGGATAATGCCAATGTGCCTTTGTTTCCTTATCGGCGCTGGCATCGACGCCGAGAAACCATTTTCCATATTCAGTCCAATTCTTGTCGCCAAGAATCTTATTTTCATCGTCGGCGGACATCGACCATGAAGAGTCCTTGTCAACCTTCCCGGTAGCGATCAAGGAGGCAGCGTGTGATTTTCCGGCTCCGTTCAGAGATATTGCCATAATTAACCTCCCACTGTTTGCGCTGGGGCCGTCCCTTGTTTCGCCAAGACTATTTTCCCAGCATCTTGTAGTTTAACCATGTTTGACATTATGTAGGCGCTGTCACTCCCGTCTTCTTGTGATGGGTTTTCGTTTTCGTAGATACGCACCCCATTGGGAGTTATCGACGCCATCTTGAATCGATTGTTTAAATATGTGGAACGCGCAACCGCGTCGCCGCGCATCATTTTGTCCATGTCGATATCAATTTCAATCACATCCATTTCAGAAGGATAAAGGAGATCCCTTTCCATCGCCTCTTCCCATCGCGTGACATTGGGTTGCATGGTATGGACCTTGAACGAAAGAAAGAATTGCTCTGCACTGGCAAAGGTCGGGGTCTTATCATTGCTCGCTCCAATCATAATGAGGGGGACGTTGAAGATCCGGGCTATATCTTCAACCTGAAATTTTCTTGTTTCGAGGAACTGTGCGTTTTCCATTGTCATGGAAAGGTCTTCTATACCCATGCCCTCTTCCAAAATCATGGTTTTATGCGCGTTCTTCACACCGGCGAACTCTTTGTTGAGTTGCTCTTTCATGCGGCCATAGACGACATCGCTCATCTTGGTAGGATGCTTGTAGACTTTGGCGATCTGCGCCCCGTTGGAAAACAGGCGCGCTCCGTGTTCCTCGGTGGCCATGGCAAGGCCGATGGCTTCACGCGCAACCCTGGTGATCGGATTCATGCCGACAATGCCGTTTGTTGAATATCCGCGAACGTGATGAATCTCTTCTTGCGTGAGGACCTCCGTGTTGGCGTTGATCGGGAAGTATTGATAAAAGAGTTTCGATCCAACTGGGGGACAGGGAGAATTGTCATACATGTAATATGTGACACCATTGGGGGTGATGACGAACGGCCACACGCGATCAGGGTGAAGCGGCACCAGCTCGTTTATGCCGCGTCCAGGGAAGGACACGATCTTCGCATAAGCGTTCCCACGCAACAGTCGCTGCCCCTCCATCATTTCAAAATATTCAAAGCTCGACTGCCAGCGGTTTGGGCGGTTATGCAGTTGCTTATAAAGCCTGTGATTTGTGACAACATCCTTTCCGCCATCGGCCCGGACCCTTTTAATTGTTTTGGGGAGCATAGCAAGGGCTTGCGAAAGGACGGTTACGCATGCAAAAACGGCGGAGACGCGGAGCGCCGTGTCAGACGTGACGTTCTGTCCGCTTGCGGAATCGACGACGGCGAACATATTCGCCAGGGCAGGGTCCCTGGGAGAAAGGGCTGTTGTCGTCCCGATGCGTGATTCTCTTGCGAGGCTAAGAAGTCCCACTTGCGTCCTCCTTCTGCGCCAGCAGATAGGCAATATAGACAAATATAAGCCCCAGAACGATGAGTGCCGCTGGCCGATAGATCAGATAAATCCCGATAAAGAGAGCAGCGACACCCGTGCTGAGGTAGACGTTGCTCTCTTCGGGCTGAAGGAGGTTGAGGAATTTATGAAAGCGATTGATGAGTTTCAATGCATAACCCACATCTCACTAAAAAGTTAAAGTCTACTTTAAAAATCAAAAGGGAATTGCTGTACGGGGGAATTGTGAATGACTAAAAAGAATAATGATAGGGGCGAAAATAGGGAAGAAATAGGGAAATAATAGGGAAAAAGATAGACAGGTCAGACGGATTCCTGTTTTAAGCGCCATTTATCGGCTTCATATTTTGTTATGACAGGATGCCCCGCCGGATCCATCGTGACAGGTAATTTTTTCTCCTTGCGATATCGGAGCGCTGTCTTTTCTGTCACACGCAGATATGTGGAGATGTCTTTCCAGCCGACAAGAATTTCATTCATGAATCATCCCCCTCCTTACTTTTTCAGTACCGCCTTGCATTCCATGCAGACCAGGACGGGTACCTGTGCCGTTAACTGTTGCCCAGTAGGTGACATTAATGCAGAAACAATATACACGGTCATGACGGGGATAAAATATTTACACCCGCATTCACAAAGTTTTGGAGAGCTCTTAGATAAATCAATTGAGACTTGTATTGATTGATCCGGTTGTAATGCCTTCATCTGAAACCCCATGCCCGCGCGTCGTTTAATTTCTCCCATAATTAATCTCCTTTCACTGCTTCATCTTTAAGGCTGATTTCCGCCTTCATTCCGGTGCTCCAGACAGCGAAACGCATCATGAGCAATGCAATCGTTCTCCGTAACCACCACTGGCATTCGCCAACAATTTTAATTTTCCAGGTCAGTTGCTTCATGATGCTCGATAACGCAAGTTGGGTGCGTCCCACTTCTTTGATTTCCTCAAGGCGGTATTTCTTTAATATGTCTGGCAGTCCCTCTAATTCGCGTTCGTCGGGAAAGCATTCTGTTTCCACAGTGGTAATTTCACCAACGGCCATTCTCAGGACAAATCGTTTACAGTTTTTGATGCCGAGTGCGGTCACTATCTCTCTATTAACTTTGCTTCCCACCCATGTTGCTGCCATCTTCGCCACCTTTCCCATGAAAAAATAAATCCCGTAAAATCTGAGGCAACCATTTTTTATAGTTAATCTTACGTTTGGCGATAAATACCTCATCGTTCTCGGTGATTATTACTTTGCGTGGTAACTTCGGGCCGACATGTGCCTCTAAAAATGCACATATAATTTTTTCTAATTGTTCGGATGATAATAACTTTGTGGGATCATGGCAATCGTCCTCCTTCAAACCGATCTGATTACATCTTCACCCTTTGCCGCTCGTTCATCAAATCCTGACGCCACCACCTGCTCGATAATGCCGCAAGCCATGACGGCACTGATTATCCCGTCTATTCGGCCGGTGGACCGGGACTTGTCGTACTTCTTGTTCTTCGCCGCATCCTCTATCGCGACCACGTTCGCCGCATTCCATGTAAGGCAGGGATTCCCATCATGCCGGAGCGTGCCTTCAATTAGTTTCGTCTCAAAGACCTTAATAGCGGGACTCATAGACTGAAACCCCTGGCCGAATTCTATTAACTCTGGTAATTCAGCTCCAATTCGCACCAATTCTTTTTCAAAATTCTTGTAACCCCAGCGGTCGTAAGCAATCTTTTGAACCTTGAATCCGGCACAGATGTCCACGATATCTGGAATTACAAACTCATATTCGATGGTTTTCCGGTCAATTGCCTTGATAAATCCGGCATCACGCCACGCAACATAGGGCACGCGGTCCTGATCGGTCTTCTTAACAATACCGATCCCAGGGATCCAGAACCAAACCTTGAGCCGCCAAAAGAGATCATCAATGCCAGGTTCGAATAAAAGTGCAAATGACGTGAGGTCCTTGACCGCCGAAAGGTCCAAACCGCCCCAGCATCGCCGACCCTTCAAAATATCAATCGCATAATCCTTATCCTGGCACGCAAACCAGACGTCCTTCCCAATGGCGGGATTCTCTGCCTCTGTCCACTGACAGAAGCACAGGCGCTTTACCGTTGCCATCTTGGAGGGCATTCCCTGCGCCTCTCTGACCTGGGCGCGAATGTAATCATACCCAGGCAGTCCATATTCGAGAGATGGATTGACCTTCGGCCACAAGGATTCATCGGTAAGATATTTATCGTCTTCCAAATCTTCGTCGTCGAGTGAACAGATGTATGAGAAAAATTCATCATTCTCGATTTGCTCACAGGCCACTTTCACGCCAAGGTCATGGTATTCCCAACAGATAGATGTTTTGTCATGTCCAGAATTGGTGATCATAACCGAAAGGGGCTGACGGCGGAACTTAAAACCGGCGCGCAGCATTTCAATTATCGTTCCGTCCCGGTGTTCGTGTATCTCGTCCAGGAGGGCCATGTGCGGGCGAGGACCAGACTGGCCTTTCTTCTCACTCGAAATAACACGGAAGAATGATCCTTTTTCGAGGTATGCGAGGTTCCAGCGAAGCGCACCCGCACCGGATGCTGTAAGTCGCGCCTGCAGTTCAGGAGATTGATCATAAAAAGCCACAGCATCACGGAAGAGAACCATCGCCTGATCGCGAAACGTTGCCGCAGCGTAGATCTCGGCACGTGACTCATTGTCAGCGACAAGCCCCTTCAGGCCGATGCCGGCACAGAGGGGACTTTTGCCCGATCCTTTTCCGCTTTCTATGTAGCAAACCCTGAAGCGGCGCATGCCATCGCCCTCGCGCTTCCAGCCAAAGACGCTGCCAACGATAAAGGCCTGCCAGGGGAACAAAATAAAAGGCTTGCCCTCATATTGACCGCCATTCAAACAGAGGATCGTCTCAAAGAAGGCAATCGCTTCAGCGGCTTCGTGCTCGTCATAATAAAATCCTCGCCCTGCGGTGTTCTTCAGGTCATTACGGTGACGCTGACAGGCAGCTGTCACGTATGGACCAGCGGGAATCTCTCCAGAGAACACCATCTGGGCATAGGCGGTCGCACGGTCGCTGGACTTCTTTTCTTTTTTGCCCTTCACCTAAAGAATCGCTCCCTACCTTCTTTTTTTGGCTGTTCATTCCCGGAAGTCTTCTCCACCTTCCGCGCACTCGCAGGAGTCAAGCCGAGTTCAATCAATAGCGACTGTGCCTGTCGCCATGCCGCCCTTCTTTGGGAGACCTCTGGTCTAGCTTTTAATATTTTGTCACCAAAGGAATTAGACGTTACATAAGAAAAAGATGGGCTTCCGTCTTCTGTGGTGAGTACCCTATTACAAAGTTCTGCTTCTTCGTGTGCCTGGGCGCATATGGCAATAATCTCCGTATGCGTCTTCGATGCCCAACCCTCCATGCGTTTAACAAATAACTTAAAAATTTGCTTCGCCCGCTTACTGAGTGCCTTCGGCGGCTTTGGCAAATCGGTTGATGGTTGTGGATGCTGCTTCCCATGGCGGTCCTTGCGGTAGGTACCATTAAGAAGATGTACGTTTGTTGGTTTCTCTTTTCTGCCTTTCATATAATCACCTTAATCCTAAAATCTAATTTTGACATGTTGCGAAGAGAGCTGCTCGTACGGTTTTTTTTGGAAAAATTTTCAAGATTTTTTGCCCCCCCCCTGCCATGTTCAAGGCTCTAGTAATAACTTCTCCTTCGTTGCTTTTCCAATTTCACAACCTGCGCATTCATCCCCCGCATTTCGGGCAATGCTTAATCATGGCGTTTTTCTCTGTCAATTATTCTTATAAGTTTGCCACCTGCGCCTGTGGGATTGATAATGCTCGTTTGTCCGCCCCGTTTCCTATCCAGTTCTTTTTGTATGTCGTTAATTGAGAATCCAACGCCGCCACCCATCTTGACCATTCTACAACTGAGCTCTTCAAGTTCGGGAAAAACCTTAAGTCGCAAATGCCTCTGCATTAATCCAACGCCGCAAATCAGACCAAGAACGAATGAGCCGAAAACTATAAGCATGATTACAATGATTAGAAGAAAAATTGTCATAACTCACCTCCAATGATGTCTTTCATCCACGGGTACTCCGTCCACATCGCAATCCCCTACGGGTTTACCGCTTGTCTTGTGGCCAAACCCGCCGTCCTGTCGCGCCGTCTTTACCGAATGACAGGTCTCACATAAATTCTGATGGTTTGTCGGTTCCCAGAACAATGGATCGTCTGGGCCACTTACCGGAACGACATGATCGACGTGGCCGCCTACCTTGACAATGCCACGCTTAAAGCAGTCCGCACAGAGTGGATGGTTCTTTCGGAACCTTCTAGAATATCTAGCCCACCGTGAAGTATAGCCGCGTTCTTGTGCGGATAACCTACTTTTGATTGGCATTCTTTTCCCTTTCCTTTGCGAGTGCGTCATGCAGATCCATAATGTCGTTCAATTGCCGGTTGATGATCTTCTGTTGTTCATTCAGTTGTGTATCTTGATAGACGACACGATTCTGCAGGGCAACGATAACCTCCTGGACGGTTTCTATATGGATTCGTTTCGTCATTTGAATACTCCACCCCAGACCATTAGCAGGGTTATAATCAATGCAATTAATACGATCGCGATGTAGGCTTTTGCTGCTAGTATCCATCTTCTACGATGCCTGACTGTCGGGAATTGGATCATTTCTCACCCTATCCTGCTTGCGAGTTCTTTGACGCGCTTCATATTCTCAATCCTATCTGCCTCACTGATCTCCGGCATTTCTTCTGAGATGTATTCTTTCGGCTTCATAATGGGTATAATTGCCAGAGTCTTCGTTGGGGGTGTGAAATTTCTTTTCTCCCAGTTCCTGACCGCCGCCTTCCAATCTTTCATTTTATTTTTGCCTACCATCCAACCGTTTGAAGTGTAATGGTCAATAAATGCCTGAGGGTCTATTGAGTTGTTGCGTTCTTTGCAATATCCGGAAACCTCTTGAAGCATAGGAGGGACAAAAGGCGCAGTCCTTTTTCCCTTATCTTTATTCTTTGAAACTGTAACTGAAACTGAAGAAGGGACGTGACGTTTCCGTGACGGCGGCGTTACTTCGGCGTTAGGGCCTTCCTTTCCCCTGAACCTTCTTTGTCTTAACCTATTATGTTCCCTGTCTTTTTCATCTTGCATCATGCGCCGTGACCAGAGCGTTACATAGCCGTTAGCCTCACGCTGTCCAGAGGCAATTTTTTCATTTAATAGATAATCAATAATGCGATTGGTGGTATCAATATCCTTATTTAAAATAACGGCCCATCGTTCAGGTCTTAATGTTAATCTGCCCCTTTGTGGAGCCCACCACATGCGGCAACAAAACCTCTGCCATGCACCCTCGATTTCAATGTCGTGATCATCGAGATCGCGCTGCCAATCACCGGGATAAAAAAGGTAGGCGGGATTTTTCCCCATCAAATCACCCTATACTCGGTTTCTAACATTGCCTTCATAATCTGATATGCTACTTGTGGAACTATCGCGTTTCCAAGTGCTTTAAGTCTGTGTACCCTATCGGATACCCCATCATCCACTCGACAAAGGCGGGTTGCAACTTCAAGCCACGGTTCTTGCCAATGACCACTCCTACTGATGGGGAGTATTCCCCGTGTGGCTTCGTGTCCCGGCTCTGCCCGGATGCCCCCGGCGTTGGCAGAATTGCATCGCAATATTTCGGGCGTTTTGAACTGTGAAGCTTCGCTTGAACCATATCCTGCATCGTCACCATTGAATCGGTCGGTGTCGGGAGCATGGCAATCTGTCTGCCCAAATTCAACCCCCTGCTTCCCTCTCCATTTTTCTGTTTCCTTCTGCCAGTTTCCGTTAGTTCGCAATCCGATTCCACTTCCTGGGTGTTCGGTGTTGAAAGCAACAATCCATACCCTGTCCCTTCTGTGCGGGGCGTTGACGGCACAAGCTGGAATAATAAATGTCTGTGTCTCGTATTGAAGCCCCTCCAAGTCAAATAGACATTGGTCGAGTTCCATATTGATGATTCCAGCAACATTCTCCCCAATGACCCAAGTGGGCCTTGCTTCCGATATAACTCTGAGCATTTCCGGCCAGATTGCACGGTCATCTTCCTTGCCTCGTCGCTTCCCGGCGCAACTGAACGGCTGGCAGGGGAATCCTCCGGTGAGAATAAAGGGGCGTTCTCCTGCCCATTTGAATGTTTTGATGTCATCATGTATTGGTACCCCCTTAAAGTTCTTCCGCAAAACCTTCTGGCAAAATTTATCTATTTCTACAAATTGAATTGTCTCAATCCCCGCCCACCTTGCGGCGAGAGCAAAGCCGCCAATGCCACTAAATAAATCAATATGGTTATACAACCCGATACTCTGTCAATCCCTGCCGGATATACTGGCAGTCATAGTCAAGTCCATGTTTTCTAAGATATGGCCGAATATCCGTTCTTAGTCTTGCCGTATCAACCTTCAGCGTATGGTGCAGCTCATGCAGTGTGATCCGCCCGTTCTCGCGCAGCCATTCATAGACGCGATGATTGCCCGTTCCCGGACGGTAAGGATTTGGCGGGAAAAATTGGAGTTCGGTTTGCGTCATATCTTTTTCTTCTCGGGATCCAATATAAAACAGGCGACATGCCTTCCGGACCCACGCGGATTCACATAATTTGATTGACCGCATTTCCTATTCTTATACTCCACAAATTTATCCTGCAGACCCAGGGCCTCGATCACGTCCTCGACGGATCTGGCGCAGACAACGACACCTCCATGAAGTTTGATCTCTGATAGGAACAGTGCCTGGGCATCACTTAATTTACCTTTGGGAGCCTTGCATTCGATTGCCAGCATTTTTCCGTCTGGCATGATTCCGAGAATATCCGCGATTCCAGGCTTTGATCCCATGCCCTGCCATGCTTTCCAATGGTATATGCGTGCGTGGCTGAGCACGTCACGGATCTGGCGGGTGAGGATGCTTTCTGCTGTGGGCTTTCTATAGGGTCTCATTTACACCATTCTTTAAACGATAAGAGTTTCATTGGAAAGCCCCTGTCTGCAGGCGTATAATTGTTAGTCTGTTAGTAAATCCTTCACGTTGTAGTCAAGGATTACAGCGATTTTTTCAAGGGTTTTTAAAGTAGTGGAACCATTGCCAAGCAAATCATAATATGCCTGCCGTGACATTTCCATTCGGCGTGACATTTCCATCTTGCTGATTTTGAGGCGTTTTCGTTCCCGTTCGATCTTTTGAATGTTAATCATGGTACACCCTCAATAACACAAATACGGCTCATGTCAATATATTTCTTGAAGAATTTTAGGGGCTGAAAATAGTTTGAAGAAATGTAAAGATTTTTCTTGACGAACGAAAAGAATAGGCATATCCTATATTAAACAAAACCCGAAAAGTCGCTCTCTTTAAATCTCTTTCGCTCCTGACCGCATCCCGGCCATCCATCGCGACAGGCCGCTAAGGGATACGGCAAGGCGGATCGAGGTAGGGGCGAACCCGGGCGCGATCAGCGAGAGTCGGCGCCGGAGGTAGGGTTAGAAAGAAGACACAATGATCGAAAATTTATTACCAGTCTTTGTAATGTTCTTTTTAATCATGGCGGCTGCCCATGGGGCACAGAACCGGCTCCGGTGATCCGTTGCATGTTATGGGATTGCCCTGCCGCCATTAATCAAACCAAAGGGGCTGCCTCGTGCGGCCCCGGAAAGGGGAATGATGTCAATCGAAATCTATCTCAAACTTTACACGTCTATTCTGTTCTGCGGGATCTACACATTCTTTGTTTTGGCCGTTCTGATCCTCTTCGGCTTCTATGCGCTGAAATGGGTACAGGTCGGCATGAGGCTCATCAATCGACATTTTGAGAGAAAGATGCGTGGCGGCCAGATTGTCAAGAAGATCAAGAAGGCAAAGGTAGCCCTGGTCAAGGCATTGTCTTTTGAGGATAGGAAGAAAATCGTTAAGACGAACGGGAAGAAGGCCGAGGAGGGAAAATAATATGCCGCTCAGAAGATACATGACATCATTAATACTACAGCCCGTTTCTCTAAAGAAGAATAAGAAGCGGCGACGCAAAGCCATATATTGGCTGTTCATGAGTATCATCGCTGCCGTAACCTATCTGCTGCTCTACTTCGCGGGAATGGTGAGATCATGAAGTGGCCCAAATCCGCACATACGACCGTCCATGGCGTCCTGCAGTCGATAAAGGAGCGAACAGGGCAGTCCTATATCATTGCTGTCTGTATACGCTGTGATGAAGTTCGGGGCATAAAGGATGGCAAGGGCGTGACAGGGATTTCGTACGGTTTTTGTCCCGACTGCGCGGTACTTTACCGCGCAGAGAACATGTTGACAATAACCGAACCGGAAGGGGGGAAGGGAGAAAATAAATGCAAGAAGTTATAATTAATACCCAAGCGGAAATGGACAGGGTTAAGGTCGATTTTGACGGCATCATAAAAGTGCTCGGTATCGGTATCCGCGTGAAAATTAAATATCGCCATCGCGTGGTGGCCCGGGGAAATGCGTCCGTGAAGGCCTGGGGAAATGCGTCCGTGGTGGCCTGGGGAAATGCGTCCGTGGAGGCCCGGGGAAATGCGTCCGTGGTGGCCTGGGGAAATGCGTCCGTGGAGGCCCGGGTAAATGCGTCCGTGGTGGCCGCGGGAAATGCGTTCGTGGTGGTCTGGGAAAATGCGTCCGTGGTGGCCCGGGGAAATGCGTCCGTGGAGGCCCGGGGAAATGCGTCCGTGGTGGCCCGGGAAAATGCGTCCGTGGAGGCCCGGGGAAATGCGTCCGTGAAGGCCTGGGGAAATGCGTCCGTGGAGGCCCGGGGAAATGCGTCCGTGGTGGCCCGGGAAAATGCGTCCGTGGAGACCTGGGAAAATGCGTCCGTGGTGGCCTGGGGAAATGCGTCCGTGGTGGCCTGGGGAAATGCG